GTATTTAATAATTCTCGAGCAGGTGCTATTTACGAATCTGCTGGTCGCAACGGAGCACAAGGTCAGCCGTGGGTAGGGCCTAAAGGCCCAGCAGGTAAAAAGTATTCACACTCTCGCAACCCTAAAGCTGGGCAACAATTTATTGCTGCTATGCCTCCACTTACAGGAAGCCTCAAGGGTCGCGGACGCTTAATCTTTAGAGCATGGGCTCAGAACAAGGGTGTAGCTGAAGGTATTGTCAATAAGGCAATTACTACAGCAGAGTTAGAATTGTTAAAGAGATCTAGAGCCGGAGCATTAGGGAGAGCAGCGTGAATTATCAAGAAGTAATTAACATTGCATCCAAGTTCGATGCTAAAGGATTTAAGCAAGCTGAAACTGCTTTAGGAAAGTTATCGGGAACTGCTAAGAAAGTTGCAGGTAGTTTAGGTTTAGCATTCGGTGCTGCTGCTATCACTTCTTATGGCAAGGCAGCAGCTAAGGCATTTGCAGATGATGAAGCAGCAGCCCTTCGGCTTAACCGAGCAGTTGAAAATCTAGGCATTGGTTTTGCCAATCCTGCCATTGCTGACTTTATATCGAACTTAGAAAGATCAGCAGCGGTCGCAGATGATATTTTGCGTCCAGCTTTTCAGGGCTTGCTGACCACTACTGGGTCATTAGTCCAGTCTCAGAAGCTTCTCAACGATGCCATTACAATTAGCCGAGCATCTGGCATTGACCTAGCCACTGTCACAGAGGACTTAGGCAAAGGCTATGTAGGCATAACCAGAGGACTTTCTAAATACAACACAGGATTAACCAGAGCAGAGCTTACATCTAAGTCATTCAATGAGATTCTTGGAGTTATCCTCAAGCGATCCGCAGGCGCGGCTGAGGATTACCTAGACACTACTGCTTACAAGTTTAATGTTCTTAGTGTCGCATCATCTAACGCCTCAGAGATTATTGGTGGCGGTCTAGTTGATGCCTTTGCTCTTATTGGCGGTGGCACAGATGCCTCAGATGCCGCTTATGTTATTGAGACTATTGCCAGCGCACTTGCTAAGGTCACAGTCCAGACTGGTAGAACCATTGGTGTCATTCCAACTTTAATTCAGAACTTAAAGAAACTGCCTAGAGAAATCTTTTCAGGATTCGTGGGTAAGCAATTTGGAGTTAATGTCAATGTTGCTCCTAAAGAAAAAGAACTCAAACTCACAGTCACTCAAAAACGCCAACAAGAAATCCTTGCTAAATTAGAAAAGGACTCCTTGCGTAGAGAGCGTGAAAGACTAGCTCTTAAGAATAAGCAGTTAGCCACAGACAAAGCCAAAGCCATTATTGCTAAGGGTGAGGCAGCCCTTCTCAAAGGCGAGTCCGTCTTTGATATGGATAAAATCCAACTTGCAGCAGCTCTTACTAATCAGGCTGAGCAATTAGGCAAAGCAACTAGCGCAGCTCAAGTCTTGCAGATTGCCAACGACACAGCTCGCCTCAATGTCAAGAAATCAATTCTTGCCTTAGAAGAAGCCATCGCTTCAAAGGATGAAGCATCCATTATTGCAGCAACAAAGAAGCTCAATGCTGATCTTGGTGTGCTAAATGCTTTAACTGGCCAGAACACTCAGATGAAGGCTATTGAAACAATCCTTAATGGATTAAAGCCTAAAGACTTAATCAATCAGGCCAACCTAGATGAAGCCTTGCGCAAAATTAAAGAGATGCTGGATTTACTGTCTCGAATGACTAAAGCTGGAGGCGGAGGCGGTGGTGGAGGCGGTAGTGATTACACTAATAAGGGAACTACTGAACTAATTCCTGGAGTTACATATAATCCCAATCAAAATAAAGACCGCAACTATGATTTATTTTTGCAACTTGCTCAGGCATCGGCTGCTTCAAGCAATGTTGCTGGAATTAACTACAACCCAAGCCAAAACCGAGACCGCAATTACGATATGAACATTACTGTCAATACTGGCGTAGGAGACCCTAACGCTATTGCAGAAGCTATCGACCAAGTATTAAATGATGCAATCAATCGTGGCACTTTAAGAGGGGGCATGTTCGCTGTATGACATGGCTACCAGAATGGCGTGTGACAGTAGGTGATGATGTTTATACAACAGTCACCTCTGTTTCCTATGCCACTGGTCGCTTGGACATTGATCGTCAATGCACAGCAGGTTACTGCCGAGTAGAAATCATAAACACTACTGGGGCAGATTTTACAATCAATGTCACAGAGCCAATCGTTTTAGAACTAAAGAACTCCTCTGGTACTTACATCACTGTCTTTGCTGGCGAGGTCTCAGACTTTTCTATTGGAGTCAGAAGCCCAGAGGAATCTGGCTACATCACAACAGGCACAATCTTAGGCATCGGGTCACTGGCTAAACTGACTAAGGCTATCTACAACACAGCCCTAGCAGAAGGATTAGATGGCGCACAGATTGCAGCCATTCTAGGTGCAGCTCTTAACCTTAACTGGAATGAAGTTACCCCTACTGTTACATGGGCTACTTACCCAGCCACAACCACATGGAATGAAGCCGAGTCTTATGTAGGCACTATTGACTCAGGCTTCTACACGATGATAAGCCAAGCGGCATCTGCTACTGCTAAAAGCCAGACCCTAGTAGATCAGATTGCCACTAGCGCACTTGGTCAGGTCTATGAGTCAGCAGATGGCCTAGTCAATTATGACGATGCAGACCATCGCTCAGATTATCTTTCAGACAATGGATACACCTATCTTGATGCAGCTTATGCAACTCCTAGCAGTATTAGCTCTCAGACACAGATTGCTCGCATCCGCAATAGCCTTATCTATAAATACTCTACAGCCTATGGCTCAACCTACAGTGCCTCTGATAGCGATTCTATTGCCTCTTACGGCCTTTATGAGAAGTCTTTTGAGTCCAACATTAAGAACCTAGCAGACATCACTGACATCGCCACTAGGGAGCTTAATCTGCGCAAGAACCCTAAAGCCTCATTAGGAGCGATTACCTTCCGACTAGATAACCCAGACATGCCATCTGCCATGCTCGATGATTTAATTTCTATCTTCTTTGGCGAGCCTGTCCTTATTGAGAATCTGCCTTCTAACCTTTTGGGTGGCACATTTGAGGGCTTTGTGGAGAATGTAGCCCTACGCGCTACCCCTACTTATGTGGATATAACCCTCTACATCACAGCTACAGAGTTCTCACTTTCAACGACACAATGGGAAACAGTTTTGCCTAGCACAATTACATGGGCAACTACAAATGCTACACTTATCTGGAACAACGCGACAGGAGTACTATCTTAAATGGCAACAAGTCCGATTTATTCATGGCCAGAACCCGATAACACGGATCTGGTAAAAAATGGCGCGCTTGCCATTCGCACACTAGGCAACGCTATCGACACCACTATGGGAACAATGGTTGCTAAAACCATCATTGATGCTAAGGGTGATCTAATAGCTGGTACTGCTGCTGATACCGCAGCCCGCCTAGCAGTAGGCAACAACGGCGAAACTCTTGTAGCCGATAGTTCCACTTCAACAGGATTGCGTTATCAGGCAACCAAATCAACTCAGAACGCAATTATCAATGGTGGTATGGATATTTGGCAGCGTGGCACATCTTTTACCACAACCAATGTTTATTCGGCAGACCGCTGGTATACATTTAATGCTTCAACAACTGGTTCAACCTTTTCACGCCAAACAGGAACAGGCGATTTCCAGTATCTAATGCGTGTTGCTAGAGATAGCGGAAACACCAGCACAGGTCAGCGCGCTTTGTGGTATTCATCAGCCATTGAGGAAGCAACTCAATTTGCTGGAAAGACAGTAACTCTTTCATTTTATGCCCGTAAAGGTGCCAACTATTCCTCTGCCTCAGATTTGCTCAATCTAAACCTTTATAGCGGCACAGGCACAAGTGATGTCAATCGTGTTAATGCTGGTTATACAGGCGATACTTTGCTTCTTAACAATGTCAATGCAACACTAACAACAACATTGACCCGATTCAGTTTTACGTTTACCTTTGGTGCAAGCATTACCCAGTTCGGTTTTGGCTTTAACTACACACCAGTAGGCACAGCAGGTGCAGCAGATTACTTTGAGATAACTGGCGTACAGTTAGAAGTCGGTTCTGTTGCCACTACTTTCCGTAGAAGCGGTGGAACACTTCAAGGGGAATTAGCCGCTTGTCAAAGGTACTACATCCGTATGGGCGGAACTGCCGCTTTTGAGTATTTAGGAGCAATTGGAAACGCAGGTTCTACAACAGCCGCAGATATTATGTACCAAAACATTGTAACAATGCGAACTACACCAAGTGCTATCGAATACTCACTTTTAAGTTTATATGATGGTGTCGCTATACCAGATTGTACGGCAATTTCTGCACTTTATTCTTCGCCAAAAACTCAATTTTTGAGAGCAACATCATCAAGTTTAACTCAATATAGAAATTACCAATTGATTGCAAGAAACTCAACATCAGCATATCTAGCCTTTAGTGCGGAGTTATAAAAATGGACAATGTAACCTTTATTAAAATTGCGGGTATGGACGGCGTAGAAGTTGAACACGCCATAATTGACAGAGGCAACGGGGAATATACCTCAATGCTGAAATCAACCTATGAGGCGCAACAAGCGGCACTATCCACACCAATAGTTGCAGATGAAGTATCATCTAAGTAAAGCTGCTATCCAATTAAGGGAGCAGATAGATGATTCCTTCCCAGATCGTGATAGGGCATCGGATGGTTGGATTGGTGATACCCGACACGCTGCTCGTAAGTCTGATCATAATCCAGATGAGCAGGGCTGGGTTCGTGCCATTGACATTGACGCAGACTTGTTCGGTGCAGGGGTCAAGCCGTATATCATGCCAGACCTTGCAGATCAGCTTCGAATCAGTTGCAAGTCTAAGGCAGAGCAGCGCATCTCATACATTATATTTAACGGCAGGATTGCGTCTCCCATCCTTAACTGGAAGTGGCGCAACTACAGTGGGGCTAACAAACACACTCACC